TTGGTCTCTCTGCAACACTGTCTCTGCCTCTTGATGGTGGATTACAAGAGCGTTGTAAGCAAGCAGCAGAAACACAAATTGCACTGCAGGGACAATTGCTTGCCAATAAAAGATTAGATTTTGAACTAGCTCGTCTTAAAAATTGTGGAGAATTAATTCAGAAAGGAATTCGTTTTCACCCCAGAAGTCCTTATGCAAAGGTGTGTGCTGATGTGGTAGTGCAAAATGTGACCCACATTAAGGATCATGTACACTCTATACCATCTACTTCTTCAGTGGGCGCACAGAGCGCAGTGCCTTCACAGCCTGATTCCTCTGCCTCTGCTCAGCAATCCTCTCAGCAGAAGACTGTGGCGGGATCTTCTTACCCCTTAAAGCAGCAACCTTCTTCATCACTTTCTTCACAGCAGGTTTCACCACTTTTAACAAGAGATCAGCAAGAGGTTTTGCGAGCAGTGCAGAACTCGTCGCAACAACAGCAATAGATGCAGTAGTAGTTACCATACCTGCTGATGGTATGTTCTGAACTATCTGATCAGGTATTGATAACTTTTCCATTACAGGTAGACACTCCTTGCCTACCATTTCATATCTAACAATCTTCTGATTACCCTCTAGGATCTTTCCTATGGGGTTTTTTAATTCTTGTGCTCTTGTAGGACACTCAGGCATGGGTGCTTCTGTCTTAGGGACAGGTGGTGTCTTTGTTTGTGGTGGTTCAGGTTTTGGTGGTGGTTTGTATGCAGGGGGAGGTGGTGGTTCCTGTTCTAGATTAATCTTATTGGTATCATAATCTAGTGCATTGAAACTAGGTGTCCCTGCATCACACAAGGTCACCACTCCTTTATCATCTTCTTCTTTTAAGTTTGTATTCTCACTACTATCTTTATGCGCAGTAACACAACCAGGGATGTTTACAATGGGTGTCCCTAGTTGTGTTGTGACTGGTGGATAAATTGGTAATGCTACAGGTGGATCTGTTGTTAACCACCTTGGCATTTCAGGTATTCTGACATCACCAATCCTAAGATTGTTTATTCTAATTTCAGGGATTGGCATTAACAATCACTCATCATAGAGTTGACAGTAGACCCTGCTGCCTCTCCAAGGTTCTGTCCCAGTAGCAATGCCCAACCTGATGCCAACCAACCAACATAGGGGATGCTAGCAACGGCAGGGACTGCTACACCAGCAGCAATACTAGTCCCTGCCATTGCACCTTGTGATCGTGCTCCAGCGTCCGAAGCGATGCACTCTGCGCTTAGAGCATTTTGCTTTCCCTCTTCACCTATTGCACCTCCTATGTTCCTGGTTCCTTCTGCAGTGTATTGATCACGTCTCCATTCTCTTCTTACCTCAGTGCCACCACCAAATAATCCTCTCTTTTCTTTGTCAAGACTTAGTGATTTATTAGATTCAAGAATAGCAGGGTCATTTGCTTTGTATTCAATCTCATATCCATCCTTACCTGCTTTGATCTTGTAAGATGAATATGGAGTACCTCGTGGTATGTTAATGGTGGGAACCTGAATCCTATCAGGTTGACCTCTAAAAACATAACCCAACAAACCTATGTGTGCCACTCCAACTAAACTTAGGACACCTATGGCACTATACTTAACTGCTTTGTT